CTGATACGAATTTTGCTGATGAAGTTATGGAAGAATGTGCTTCTTTTCCCAATGGTGAACATGATGACTTGGCAGATTCGATGACACAGGCTATACTAAGATTTAGACAAGGTGGTTTTATTACAACGCCCACCGATTATGATGACGACGATGAATATGCTTATAGCAAACGTAGAGAGTATTATTAAAGGAGAGTAAGATGGCAGATGTTAATCCTAGTAAATTGATTATGCGACTTTTACAAGAGTTAGCAGAGGGTGAAGCTGTTGCCCGTGGCAATAGAGCTTCTGCAATGGAAGCACTAGACTCTGGTGCAAAAATGTCTGATCTTGATATGGACGCTATAAACATGGCATTAGGTAGGGGCGTTACAAAATCTGTTAGGCCAAGAGCTAGACCTCAAGGCATGATGTATGGTGGTGAGGTTAAAAAGGGCAAAGTTAAAAAGTATAAAGGCGGCGGTTGTGTTATGGCTGGTCGTGGTGGTAATTTTAAAGGAGTAAAGTAATGAAAGAAGATAGCGGTATGGTTAAGACACCTAAGACACCCACAGATGGCAACAGCCAAAATAAAATGGGTGTTATGACTCAATCTTATGAGAAAGTGAAAAAGGCTCCAATTGAGGGCGGAACTGGTGCGGGTAATGCTCGTGGTGGTGGCGCTGCTTTGCGTGGAACCAGATTTTCTGGCGTAAAATAATACTTGAAAAGGATTTTTAATGTTTCAAGTTTCGAGGTTGGGGTGGAGTAAGATAACTATGAGTGGTTACCTCCCTACAGTCATAGTTGGCGGATGCAATTTCACCTCAACACCTATATAGGAGATTTAAATGGCTATTGAAGATAATATGGGTCCAGGCGGTGTACCTGAAATACCTGTAGTACCAAACCAACAAGTTCCTGTTGAGGTGACTGAAATACCTGCTGACCCAGGTGTTTTTGAATTTAATGACGGCAGCGCCGTTATTGGCGAGTATGAATCTTCAGAAGATACTCCTCCGCAAATTCCTTTTGATGGTAATTTAGCAGAAGTTATGGAAGAAGACGCTCTTGGACGGCTATCGTCAGATCTTGTTGGATCTATTTTAGACGACTTGTCTTCAAGAGAAGACTGGGAAGACACTTATAAAAAGGGTCTTGAGTTTTTAGGAATGAAAACAGAAGACAGAACAGAACCTTTTGAGGGTGCTTCTGGGGTAATACACCCGCTATTGGCTGAATCAGTTACGCAATTCCAAGCGCAAGCTTATCGTGAGCTACTTCCAGCTTCTGGGCCTGTTCGAGCGCAAGTTATTGGAGCGCAGAACGAAATGCTTGTTAAGCAAGCAGAGCGTGTTAAAGATTATATGAATTATATGATTACTTATGAGATGGAAGAGTATGATCCTGAGTTAGATCAAATGCTTTTTTATCTTCCTGTAATTGGGTCTACATTTAAGAAAGTTTATTTTGATCCTTTAAAGCAGCGTGCCGTAAGTAAGTTTATTCACGCTGAAGATCTTATTGTTCCTTATGGAGCGACAGACTTAGCGTCTTCTCCACGCATTACGCATAGAATATCTATGGATTCAAACGAAGTTAGAAAGCTGCAGTTAGCTGGTTTTTATAGCGATATTGATATTCCTGAAGATGGTTATGGTGAGTCAGATTCAAATGAAGTTACTGAGTCAATTGATGACATTCAGGGCGTACATCCTTCTAACGCATCTCGTGATTTAGTTTTATACGAAATACATACATCTTTGGACCTAGAGGGTTTTGAAGATGTTGGTATGGATCAAGAGCAAACAGGATTAAAACTCCCTTACATTGTAACTATTCTTGAAGATAACAATGAGATATTAAGCATTAGACGCAACTATGATGAAATAGAACCTATGAAGCGTCAGAAACAATATTTTGTTCATTATAAGTTTTTGCCTGGTCTTGGTTTTTATGGCCTTGGCTTAACACATATGATTGGCGGTCTAGCTCAAGCTTCTACCTCTATTTTACGTCAGCTTATTGACGCTGGTACATTGGCTAACTTACCAGCAGGGTTTAAAGCGCGTGGCGCTCGTATTCGAAACGATGACGATCCATTGCAACCAGGAGAGTTTAGAGACATTGATGTAGTGGGCGGAGACTTACGCGGTTCTCTTATGCCACTGCCGTTTAAAGAGCCGTCAGGCACCCTTTACAATCTTTTAGGTACTTTGGTCGATGCCGGACGTAGATTTGCTTCTATGGCTGATTTAAAAATAGGTGAGATGGGTGGTGAAACACCTGTTGGCACAACAATGGCGATTATGGAGCGTGGTACAAAAGTTATGTCTGCAATTCATAAGAGATTGCATTATTCGCAAAAGATAGAATTTAAATTACTAGCTAAGATATTTGGTGAGGGCTTGCAGCCTTATCCTTACGCTCCGTCTATGGAGGTAGGCCCAGAAATTAAAGCACAAGACTTTGATCAACGTGTAGATGTTTTACCAGCCAGTGATCCTAATATATTCTCTATGTCGCAAAGAATTGCATTGGCTCAAAGTGAATTGCAGTTAGTACAGTCTAATCCAGAAATACATGGTGGACCACAAGGACTTTATCAAGCATACAGAAAAATGTATGAGGCTTTAGGTGTAACTAATATTGAGGCTATATTGCCGCCTCCACCGCCACCGCCTCCCCCTGTTAATGCTGCAAAAGAAAACCAAAACGCTCTTATGGGCCAACCATTGCAAGCTTTTCCAGAGCAAGACCATCAGGCACATATAGAAACACATTTAGCTGTTATGGCTACATCTGCGGTTCAAATGAACCCAAATGCTGTTATGGCTCTTCAAGGTCATATTCAAGAACACATTGGCCTTATGTCAGAAGCGCAAGCACAAGCACAGGTTATGCAGGGTATTCCACCTGAAGTGCAACAAGATCCACAGCAAATGGAAATGATGATGCAACAAATCAAACCACAAATTGATAAAATTGCAGCACAAATCATTGCAGAAACAACAGAACAGTTAGCGCAAGCTGTAACACCACCACCACAAGAAGATCCTCTTGTTGCAATTAGGCAACAGGAATTGCAAATTAAAGCTGCTGATTTACAACGTAAAGATAGTGAATTTGTAGCAAGGCAAGAAATGGAGAAAGAAAAAGAGCGTAATGATACTCTTATTGCTCAACAGCGTATTGATATTTCAGAAGATGCGTTGAAAGACAAAACTAGAATTGCAGAAGATCGCATTCAAACTCAAAGAGACATTGCTGAATTTAATGCTAGACAAAAGGGAATGAATTAATGGTTTCTTCTGTAAGACAAAAAATTATAGACCAAATAAGAACAGCAAAAAGAGGTGTTCAAAGTGCCGTTGAAAAAGGGGTCGAGTCCGCAAACGATAGCATACAACGTGTCCAAGCTGATATCAGAGGGGTATCCTCAGAAGCAAGCAGTAGCGATAGCGTTGAGCCAAAAAAAGAAGTCAAAAAAACAAAACCAAAAGCTAAAGCGAAAAAAAGTGCAAAAAAAAGCGCTGGGCGGAGCGATAAAAAAGTTTAGTCCAATATCAAGAACCCAGAGGTTTAAAGGTATTTTATAATTTTGTGGTAATATTACTTGTATTTCCCTAAAGATCCTATATTTTATCTTCAGGAGGTACTATGGAAGCTATAAGTTTAGCAGATTATCTACTAAAAAGTATTCGTGAGCGCGATGGTAGATTAAAAAATAAGCTTGCGGACAATTCGATTAAATCATTTGAAGAATATCGGTACGTTGTAGGCGAAATACGCGGAATGGCCTACGTTGAAGACGAAATTAAAACCGCGATGAAAGGTATAGAGCTTGACGATGACTAACAAAAAATTATTCGTCCCAGAACACGTTGCAAGAGCAGCGGCAAAAGACAAAAAAGTTTCTTCAGAACTACCAAAGCCCTTAGAAACAGCATTTGGTAAGAAGAAGGAAGAAAATAAAAATGAAAGTGACCCCTCTAATTTAGAGCCATCTGCCCTGGAAAGACTTCCACAGCCTACTGGTTATAGGGTTTTGATTATTCCTTACTATCCCAGCGCAAAAACAAAAGGGGGCATTATTGTTCCTGACGCTATTAGGGAAAAGGAAAGTTTTGCAACAGTATCTGCTTATGTCGTTAAATTAGGACCTGATGCCTATAAAGACGCCCAAAAGTTCCCAAGTGGTTCGTGGTGTTCTGAAAAGTCATGGGTTCTTATAGGAAGATATAGTGGAAATAGGTTCAAAGTGGACGGACTTGAGGTTCGTATCATAAATGACGATAATATTATTGCAACAATACTTGACCCCACAGACATTTCATATGTATAAAGAACAGGAGAGCAGGAAAAATGGCTATGAATGAAGAAGTTCGTGAAGAAGAAATTAAAGAAGATGGTTCTTCTATTGTTGAAATAGAAGAAGAAACAACTTCAGATGAGGTTGAAGCATCTACTGAAGAAAAAGAAGAAACCCGAACAAATGTTCGTGAAGATTCTAAAACTTCAGATGGAGATGAAGAACTAGCGTCCTTTAGTGACAATGTTCAACGTCGAATAAACCAGCTAACGGCTAAACGTAAGCAAGCTTCAGAAGAAGCTCAAGCAGCCTATCAATACGCCCAACAAAAAGAATTAGAAAACCAAAAGTTAAAACAAAGGTTGGGAAATTTAGATAAAGGCTACATGAATGAGTACGAAGGTCGTGTTGTTTCTCAGGAAACTCAAGCAAAACGTGCTTATGCAGACGCGCATGAAGCTGGTGATGTTGAGAAAATGGCAGAAGCACAAGCTGCAATTTCTCAAATAGCAATAGAAAAAGAAAGATTAAGAATTCAAAAAGCGCGTGCTGCTACAAATCAACAAGCAGCGCAACAGCAACAACAAATGCAAGCGCAGCAGCCTCAACAAGTGCAACAGGCTCCAGTTAATCAAGCACAAGAAGATCCAAAACTTAAAGAATGGCTTTCTAATAATGAATGGTTTGGAAAAGATCGTGTAATGACTCGCGCAGCGCAAGCAATACATGAACAATTAGTTTTAGAAGAAGCGTATGATCCGTCAAGTAAAGAATATTATTCTGAAATTGACAAAAGATTGCGTATTGAAATACCAAATAAATTTACAAAGGATGATAAGAAGAGCGCTCAGGCTATCACTCCTTCGTCTGGTAACGGACGGTCTTTAAAAAGTGGGCGGAAAAAGTCGGTTGAATTAACACCGGGTCAAGTCGCATTTGCTAAGAAAATGAGGATTCCTCTTCATTTATATGCAAAAGAAGTGGCTGAATTAGAAAAGAGGAGAGACTAATGGCAGATAGGACAGCACGCGATACAACAACGCGGGAGAATACACAAAGATCTCAAACATGGCGTCCAGGATCAGCTTTAGACGCTCCAGAACCCCCAATTGGTTATAAACACCGTTGGATACGCGAATCCGTAATGGAATTCGACGATAAAACTAACGTTCATAAAAAACGGCAGGAAGGATGGGACCTTGTTCGCGCAGAGGAATACCCAGATTATGTAGGACCAATAGTAGATGAGGGAAGAAACGCTGGCATTATAGGTGTTGGTGGTCTTGTTCTCGCTCGTATCCCCGTCGAAATGGCAGAGCAGCGGAATAGGCACTATCAAGGTGTCTCTAAAAATCAAATGGAAGCAGTGGATCGTGATTGGATGCGTGAAAACAATCCAGCCATGCCTAAACTTGCTCCACAACGTAAATCCTCTGTAAGCTTCGGCTCAGTCCGAAATACAGCAAAGAACTCTGAAGGAGAGTAAAAATGGCAAATCAAGATGCTGCCTTCGGTTTACGTCCTGTTGGTCGAATAGGGGGAACCCCTTTTACTGGTGGACAAAACCGATACAGAATCGCCGCAAACTACGGTACATCTATCTTCCAAGGTGACATGGTAATGCAAGTCACTGGCGGTGGTGTAGAGATACACGCCGATGGCGGAACAGTACCTATTGTTGGTGTGTTCAACGGTTGCACTTACACAGATCCTACATCTGGTGAGGTAACATTTAGTAACTATTACCCTGCAAGCACTAATGCTTCTGATATCATTGCTTTTATCATTGATGACCCTATGGTTGTTTTTGAAATTCAAGCAGATGCGGCATTTCCAATTGCAGATTTGTTGGGTAATTTTGATGTCGTATATACAAGTGCTGGAAGTACCGTAACAGGTATATCTGGTGCTGAATTGAAAGTAACTGATGGAGGAACTGCAACTTCGCTTTCTCTAAAAGCTATTGATATTTCTCAAGATCCTGAGAATAGCGATGTGGCATCAGCAAATACGAATGTAAAAGTAGTCATTCAAAACCATATATTCGGCGTCAAAGGCGCTGGGTTAGCATAAGGAGATTGAGTTATGGCTATATCACGTTCACAACTCGTTAAAGAGCTAGAGCCGGGCCTCAATGCCTTGTTCGGAATGGAGTATGCTCGTTATGAAGGCGAACACGCTGAAATCTTTGATACAGAATCCTCGGATCGAGCTTTCGAAGAAGAAGTGATGTTAGTTGGATTTGGCAACGCTCCAACAAAAACTGAGGGAGCTGGGGTCGATTTTGATGACGCTAACGAAGCATACACTGCTCGTTATTCGCATGAAACCGTCGCTTTGGCTTTTGCATTAACTGAAGAAGCAATCGAAGATAATCTATATGATCGTCTTGGTGCGCGTTATACGAAGGCTCTTGCCCGATCTATGGCACACACCAAGCAGGTTAAAGCGGCTGCTGTTTTAAATAATGCATTTAACTCAAGCTTCACTGGTGGAGATGGCGTAGAACTTTGTTCTTTAGTTCATCCACTTGGTATGGGTGGTACATTTGCAAACGAACCATCAACTCCAGCTGATCTTAACGAAACATCGTTAGAAAATGCTTTGATTGATATTTCAACTTTTGTAGATGAAAGAAATATGATTATTGCCCTTCGTGGAGCAAAAATGATAATTCCACCTCAGTTGCAATTTATTGCAGATCGTTTGCTAGAATCAACTTTACGTCCTAGCACAGCTGACAATGATATCAATGCAGTGAAAAATATGGGAATGGTTCCAGAAGGATATACTGTTAATCACTTTTTAACAGATCCTGATGCATTCTTCATTAAAACAGATGCTCCAAATGGCTTTAAACATTTTGAGCGTTCACCAATGCGTACAAATATGGAAGCTGACTTCGATACAGGTAACATGCGGTTTAAAGCCCGTGAGCGTTACTCGTTTGGATTCAGTGATCCTCGTTGTGTATTTGGGTCACCAGGAGCTTAATTGCTTTTGTTAATTAATCAAAAAGGCGGCTTTATGTCGCCTTTTTTTTAACTTAATTAGGAGAAAATTATGGATTGGATTAAAGGAAGATTAAAAGAGCCTTCAAGCTATGGAGCTGCGGCTGTCGTTGGTGTTGGTTTGGGCATTCTACTAACACTGCCAATATTAACTTGGGCAGGTATAGTTTGTGCTATATTTGGATTGGTTCTTAAAGAAAAATCAAGCGAATAAAAGAGTCTTTCTTTTTGTTAAAAGGTGGTGTATCGTAAAGATACCTTGACAGTCGCATTGGGCGATTGACATTTGCCAAGACAAGGAGATTGATATGGCTAATACAACATTTAGCGGTCCAGTCCGCTCTGAAACCACACTTAAAACGATAAGCAAGGATTCTACTACTGGAACAATTACAGAGGTTACCACAATAGGTGATGGCCCTGTAAGTCTTTCAGATGGTGACGTAACCTTAACTAACGCCACGCACAGTGGTCGAGTCCTTCTTGTTCCAGACGGCACCCAAGACAACACCTATACATTACCCGCGCCAATCGCTGGGTCGGTATTTAAGTTTGTTTATGCGGGTGGTGCAGCAGATGCCACGGACGCGATCATCGTTACTCCGGGTAACACAAACTACTACATTGGTGGAGTTACCTTTCTTGATACTGACGGTAACGCAATTAGTAGCGTATTCTCAGACGGAAACTCTAACAGCAGCATTCAGTTGAATGTGCCTGCCGGGTTTGAAGTTACTATCGTTGGTTTGAATACGACCAACTATCAGATCTTCGGTAACGTAACGAGTACAACTGCTCCTGCCTTTGCCGATCAATAATAAAAGGTTCTAATTAAGGTAGGGGGAAACCCCTACCACTTTTATAAAGGAGAATAATATGGCTGATGCTGTAGCGACGCAGACACTCATAGAT